CCCCTTGACGACATTGCGCCGTTTATAGATTGCATCCTCAACTGGTAGCATTAGCTGGCTCATTATTTCGCTCTCCTTCCCGGTAGGATAGGGACAGGGGGATTATCCCCTGCCCCTGTTAATTGTTATTCATCATTCGGGAACGGTAAATCCGGTCGCGGCTACCTCCAAAACTCCGCTAAACACGCCGTCCAAGGACGATGCCGCCGTGCCGGAAGGTCCCTTTCCGCTTTCGATCTGGAAGGTAAGATACCCACCGTAGGGCCAGTACATCCCGCTCTGTTGATCACCAGTACCGTCTGCCCACCCATGATTCATACCGGCAATTCCGGTCCCAATCCACCGAACACCCGCTTTCGGGCTGGTTTCCGGGTCTCCGGGAAGCGCCAAAACAGATCCCGTGTGGATCTTGGACTTAATCAACGTCGCCTGAGCGATACCGTCCGCATCCGTTGAAGTGGAAGTATGGGAGGCCGACTTATAAGCGATGAACCCGATTGCTGCAACGCCGGACGAAATCGCCTTGCTGTTGCAATTATGGGTACACCCTGAGGTTCCCTTTGGAGCGATCAGGTAAAACCCGGTCGTGACGGTTCTGTCAGGAATCTTCAACAGTTTCAGCACGTTCATGACCTTGTTGGTCAAAGTCGGTGCGGTTACACTGGCGAAGTTAATCCTGTTCCGAGAAACAAATCCACCCTGACGCCCGGAAGCCTCGTTAGCCGCATCCGGGTTGACCGAAACGCTGGTCAGGTCATAGGTCGTTGCGCTACTTGCTACGAATGATACTTGTGCCATTTTTGTTTCCTCCTGTGGGGTTACGATCCCCTGATTATAGGTTAAGCGGGCGACGCATACGGTCAATCACCCGGTTGCGTATTTCTAATTATGAGCCGCAGCGTAAGAGGTTATAACCATCGCGCCGTAGTTCTTGGAATTAAACCGACAGGCTTTCATCCCAAAGATACAGCCAGCAGCGATACCTTTCTTGTTGCGGTAGTCTCTGTAGTCCTCTTCCCACGACATCGGAAGATTCCCGAAGGTCTTGGAATCAATCTTGTCGTAAGCAGAACCAACAGCGAACACACCAGCCTGAGCGCCCAAGAACAAATTGCGCCGAACACTCGTTGTCGGTGAGTACACCCTTGCGGCTTCGTACAGAATCATGTTCCGGTAAACGCCGAGGGAGTTGGTGAACAGGGGATTCTTCAGCCCTCGAAGGTTAGCGTACTGTTGAATATCCTGCCACTTGGTGTAAGTGGAGGCGACCACGTTCAGACGTAAATCCGTCGCTGAATAGTGATGCAGAACCACCACGAACACTTCCTCGCCGTCAATGTTGACCGGACGCATGGGCGGAGTTCCGGTTAAAGCTTTCTCTTTCGCGTAGTCCAGATCGGCAAGAGCCAACTGGTCATTGGAACCGAGAGACGCTTCGTCGGTCGCAATCGTGCCGGAATGGGTCACGTCACCCGTTACGATATAATGCCCAGTATCGGGAGCTACACCATCTTGACCGTGGGAAATCGTGGTGTCTCCGCCGAGGTAGCGGAACATATAGTCGTCGTACTTCCCGGCAAACCAGTCGGAAAGGTTGTTCATGGCGTCTTTCCGAAGATTGTGCAAGGTTCGCTGTTGAGACATCCTCTTGAATGAATGCGCGTTTCTGAGCTGGTTAATATATACGGAATCTTGGTAATATACCAATTCCTCTTCGTAATCTTCGAGTTGGTTATCGCCCGTGACTCCGGCCCCTGTTGACTGCATCAGCAAGTCGTAATAGATCAACTCGCCGGCAGCTTTTTCCAGATCGTCTAGCCGGACAATAATGGCGTTTTTATCGCCCTTCTTGCCCAGGAACTTCTGGATATAGGTTTTCTTTAGTGCTTCCGTGAAGGTCAACGGGCTATAAATCTTGACAGCCTGTGCCGACCCGGATGCAAATTCAGTATCAGCCATTGTTTTCTATGCTCCTTTAAATGTCTAATTTTTCCATAACCTTCATTAATTTATCTCGTTCCGCAGGAGTAAGATTGTCAATATCCTCATAAGAAAGACTAGAGAGAGTGTCCTCAGAAATCCCGCCCTGCACGTTTTTTTGATCTCTCGCTCCTGCAAGGGAATTGGGCTTCCCGAGTACCTTCTTGGCCTTTTCAGGGTCTAACCCCGGTTTCCCCTGTAGTTTCGTAGGCTTAACCGTGGCACTCCGAAGCGCCATTCTGAGAGAATATTTTGAATCATACGCCTTCATTGTCCTCTCGAAGTCCAAGTCAGGAAATGCCTTATTGAACTCGGTCTCAATAACCGTACCAGATAGAGCGTCGAGCGCCGTATCAGGATCAATAAACCCTTTGATACCGTGTTCCTCTTGAAGTTGGATTACCTGATTGTTCAGCCATGTAGCCCCGCGCTGAATCTTCTGGTATGCAGATTGATAAGCATCATCCTCGGATAGAACTTCCGACACCAACTTATTGAATGCCCGCTCCTGCTCCTGAGACTGTCGCGTTGCCGCAACCTGCTCCTGAATTTCCTTAACAGGTGCGGTAAACTCTCCAAGTTGGCTTTTCATTAAGTCTTTGAAGTACTTAGGGTCAATAGTGATATTCCCGTTTTCATCAACCTCAACGGGAATTTTCGGCAGGTCCGCCGCTTTTTCCTTTGGCTGTTCCGCCTTCCGTTGCATGGATTCGGCAAGGAGACTATTGATCTGTTCTAACTTCCCCTTAACTTCCTGCTTTCCCCTCCGTTCCTCCGAGACTGCCCTTTTCAACCCTGCGTTGGATCTTTCAAGCTCTTCAAGCCGAGACATAAGATCGCTTTCACCCGACGGCGGTGGTGTTGCTTCGTCCGTTTTTTTGGCGTCAGTCTCAACAACTTCCTCCTCAACAACTTCCTCTGTTTCCTTCGGAGCTTCCAACTGCGTTTCTTCCTTTACTTGGTCTTCTTCCATTTTGTTTTCTTCCTTTCTGCATCCGTTACGTCGATGGCACGATACTCCCCAAAATAAAAAGCCCACCCAAGAGGCTTTATCCTCTCATGGTGGGCTTCCCGGTGCTTGAGACAATCTCAAGCCAGGTTAGCACCTGCTATGTTTTTTTACGGGTTACTTTTCAGCTACCCGATAAACCCTTGTTCCGCTCCTTTTAGTATGGTACAATACGTCCCTCTTGCCGAAGATACGCTCCCACCCGTCTCGGTAGGAGTCCTTCGTCACCCTCATGTCTTTGGCATAAAACATGGTTATCAACTTCTGTTCTTTCCATCCCGGTTTAATCGCCAACTTTCCCTCCTATCCATGATATTATCGCCTCTATCGTGGACAGCTTCGCACTCTTGTGAAATTCAAGATTGTTTATGCCGCCATCGGTCCATTTTATTGAAATCGATGTGTCACCGGTATATTTTTTAGAAGCTAAATCGGCCCAATAAAGCCTACATATCTCTAGCAGGTCGCTCGGCTTGAGGCTCTTTTGCCGTTCTCGCGATGAAGTCAAGTTTCATTTTCCTTCGTTCATTAGCTAATCGTTCCTTTTCAATCTCATGCCGCCTGACGGCCTTCACGCCCCCCTGTTGTAGCTTGGCAGCATCCACACCAAGACCGGTTTGCAGTTTATCCGTATCGGTCTTCATCTTAACCTGAATCTTCATCATCTCAAGCTCGTACTGCTTCTGTGCGGCCTCTGCCTGCGCCTGTTGCTGATCCTGAATGTACTTAATCCATCCCTGTTTCTCGGATTCCGGCAGGTTCGTCTTGCTGATGACAACATTCGGGTCAACCGCAAAGCCGTATTGCATCATCTCGATAAACACACTCAATTCCATCATGCGCTTTGTCTGACTGCCGGGTAATTCCTCAACATCGACATTGTATTTCAGGTTGCTCAAATCCTTCAAGTCAACCGATTGCATGAGCCTTTCAGCATCAGCACCTAAAATCTCGTAAATCTGCTCCGGCTGCATATGATTTGAAATGACATGGATAACCCGCCGATAAATTTCCTCTTCCATTTTCTTGAACTGCTTAAATAGCGGCCTGAGAATCGTTGCGCCTTGGTTCTGCCGTAACTGAAACACCACGCCAGACTCGTAATTCTGCCCCTCAACACCGAGTAAATTCAGATTGATACCCGTTATATGATGAACGATATCCTTGCTGAATTGCTCCATCTGCATGACGGCTGCGGGGAACTGAGGTACGTTGCGTTCCTCTATTTTTCTGTTTCCGCTTAAGGCCCCTTCTGACATTATGGTTATGCCGCCCGCTTCCCGCATGGAGGCCTCGGCTTGCTTATCATCGACAAAGGCCCCTAATTCGGCAAAAACTCCAGGCTGCACTTGGGTATTTATCCAATGAATCGCTTGGCTCCAACGCTTATTTATTTCCTTTTGTGGGTCTATGGCGTGTCGGATAACCCCGTAGTGCATATTAGTTTTTTTACTGACATCCTGAAACGCAAAGCATGGGACAATCGAGAACCCGTCATACCCACTTGGGCTATCGCCGTCGTATAAAACCTTATCCCCGACAAACTGTAACCACTTGACTTTCTTGTCCATTACAGTCTCGTACCCAAATGGGATACCGTAAAGAAGCGGGTAAAGTTTCTCGAAAGCGGTTTTCTCGGAAAGATCAAAAGCAACATACTTCTGCTCGTCCGGCACGTATCGGTAATACCGCTTGTACGTCTGCCAGTATTCCATATGGATGATTCTGACTCTTTTTCTCGACCTGTCATAGAAAGACATATCAAGTGGCTGAGTGTAATCAAGAAGCTCGTCATAAAACTGCGGCTGAGTTGCATAAACCCCGGTGTCATCCATTATGCTTGCCACTGAATGACCCAACATCATCCCCAAATCCATCACGTCTTCAATGTGTTTAGCGTGACGGGGAAATAAAATCTTGAAATCTTCGGCAGTTAGCCACTTATCCCAAACAATATAAGAGGCGTCTGACAGATTATTCTTTCTCGATGCCGGATCAATCTTGATATCCGAAAAAGGTAGTGCGTTGAAGTTGAATTTTATGTATCCGGGCTGTTTAGGATCAGGATCGAAATCAATCGCTATCCATCCCCTGCCGCAAGTAGTCGAAGAATCCACGGCCTCGTCAATTTCTTCTTCAATATCGTAATGCTCGTAAACCCATCCGGCCACCTTATCAACAACCTCACACCTGGGACCGTCCGATGGCTCAACAGGAGCGGAATAAAACCGGACACGGACATCCTCGTACATTCCTTTTACAATATCGATAAGACTTTTCAGGACATTCATGGTCAAG